TGTAGTAAGTAGGATACATGGATTTAGGTCACTGGGTTACAAATGAGAATTATAATGCTGATAATTTACCTTACGGTTTTATTTACCGTATTACTAACACCCACACTGGCAAGACATATTTCGGAAAGAAACAAATTAAAAGTGTTAAAAAACTCAAACCTCTCAAAGGAAGAAAAAACAAAAGACACTTCGACATAGAGACAGACTGGAAAACGTACACATCATCTTCTAATGATGTTAATAAAGATATAGAAAAAATCGGTAAAGACAAGTTTAAGTTTGAAATACTAAAGTTTTGTGACAGTAAGTTTGAATTAGCTTATTATGAAGCTAAAATACAATTCGATCACGATGTATTACTCAAAGAGGGTTACTACAACGGTATTATAAACTGCCGCATCGGAAGAGCACCAGATGCTTTATTGAAAAAGCTTGCATTAGAAAATAAAAACAGTACAATAACCAATAATGCGAGTACTACCTCTCAAGTACAATCTTTATCTAGCTGATTTTACAGATATAGAATCAGAGGCTTTGACTTTATTTAAATCCGAATTACAAAAGTATAACGTTATAACCTATGATAGTCTCCCAAAACAAGATTATCTCAAGCTTATACACTATTTTACGCTTTCTACGCTTTTCAAAGAATACGCAAAACTAGATAATAAAAAGAACACTATATTTTGGATTAATAAAAATACATGTAATACGGATATATTAACATTTATTAAAGAAGTAAAAAAATGTTTCCCAATACTACTTTATATAACCGATAAAACATATAGTTCCGTATCTTTTAAGGAAAATACTGCAGAATGCACAGAAGTAACTACCGAGCTCAAGGAGTTTCGCTATTCCATCGACTATAGCAAGTATAGTTTCAATAAAATTAAGCGGTTTTGCACAAAAAACGGACTAGAAAGCTTGCTAAATCAATTCAAAATCTAATGGGATTTAAATCCAGATATATAATATATATAATATACAAGCGAGCGCTAGCGAGCTTGTTAAAGAGGTCTGACAAGACCAGAGACGAAGGAGCTATGCTCCTGAGTCCACAAACTTTAACATATAACTTGTTGTATGTGGTATACTCCTTAAACCGACGACACTTTATATTACTTTATTGCCAATAAAAATCAAGTGCAAATATACAAAAAAGTCGTAAATATATTGAAATGAAAGCAAAAAGTAAGTTTTTACAAGTACTTGAAACAGCATTAAAAGAAGATGGTCAAACTGGACAGATTACGAATGATCCGTCCACTGCTACCAAGGCTAGTGATCAAGCAACTGTCGCACAACAGACATCAGGTCAAAAAAATGCTGATGCAATTAAGGCTGCAAATGCTGCATTATTAGCTGCTGTTAAAGCTCACCCTGAACTCAACGGTGATGTAACAAAGCTTTCAAATCCTGACTTTATTAAATCTCTTAGCAACATATGAAAAGATTTAATCAAATAGCTGACGGTATATTTCGTACTTTATTAGAAGCTCCACCTCCACCTGTTGCACCAGCAGCACCGGCAAATGCTCCGGCTGCACCAGCTGCGCCTGCTGCAGGCTTACCTCAAGATGGTGGTCCTGTTAATGTTCAGCAACCAGCTCAAAGTACTCAAGCAGACCGTTCTCCTGGAGAGCTACAAAACTGGGAAACACAAATCATTACTATGGCAGCTGATGCTATTGTAAGAGTACAAGCAGATCCTAGTTTATTAACTGCTGACGATATTAAGATGTTGTCAAGCGGGGTTAATCTTAAGAATAAAGACGAAGTTTTAGATATTATTAAAAACTTAGGCGGAATGGTGTAAGCTAGCTTCTTGCTTCATTATAGCTGCATTTTGCTCCATACGTTTTGCTACACCCGAACCACTTGCTTTAGCATTGTGGTATTCTTTATTGTTTAAATATTCAGCAGCAGCTTTTTCAAAGTTTCCTTGCAATAATAAATCTATTGTTTTAGGGGAACCTGGTAGATCTCCTCTAAAGTAGCCATCTATTACAGCACATTTAAGGTTATCAGAAAATGTATTAAATGTTGCACCAAACTTAGCGTTTATTAACTGCATTTTACTTGCAAGGTCTTTTGCGAAAATGCTTTCTATTTCTGCATCCGATAATACTCTATTTTTAAAACGCGGTAGCTCTTGAGGTGTCACTAAATGCCCGATACCTATTGTCCAATAGTTTCTACTGTCCTTGTATAAACGATTACGCGAACCTTCATGACGTCTTACATATTGGGCAGCTTTGGAAGTAATATCACCTGTTTGAGCTGCTTGGGGTTTAGCAAAATTAATATTGGCATTATAATAATTTGAAAAGCTACCTACTGGTTTATCAACTTTTTGCACCATTGCAGGTGGGGTGAAATGAATAGGCGGTGGCGGCATGTCCATTGCTTCTTTACTTAACCCTTTTTTGCTGTAATTCACGTTAATACTTACTAATTAAATAAATAAATACGTGATAATTAAATACAAAAATAAAACTTACAATAGTGACGACCTACCTATATTTTTGTATTTTAAAAATGCATCCGACAAAAACGAATTTATTAATAATTTAGTTAATTATACCAAACCTAAAGAGTTTGTAAGAATACACTGTGTAACGGTTGCATTAGTGGGTAATACTTTAATAAAAGACAAAAGATCTGGATTATTCCTAAGTTTGGATACAATGGAAGAAAAAAGATATATTCAAAGATATTTGTACGACTCTCATGAAGATAGTAATGCTGTAATATCTACTCCACCGGACATTAAGCCTGATATTTTAGAAAAGTGGATAGAAAAACACACTCAAGGGTTAATTTAAGTTGATCTTTTAAAAATACCTCATACTATAATGTATGGGTAAATTCACTTCAACTAAAGTCATTCCGTTAGGATCGGCTGCATTTAGACAGCCTTATGCACAAAGTCACTGTCACTTTATTCACGGTTATCGTTTACAAGCTAAGTTTTGGTTTACTTGTAATACACTAGATAACAATAACTGGGTTGTAGATTTCGGCGCGCTCAAACAACTTAAAACTACTTTAGAAGAATACTTTGACCATAAAACAGTGGTTTGGGCAAAAGACCCTGACTTAGATATGTTTAAACTACTAGAACAACGTAAGATGATTGAATTAGTGGTACTTGAAGACGGCGTTGGTATCGAACGATTTGCTGAATTATGCCATAGACTTGCAAACGAATATGTAGATAGCTTAACTAATGGTCGTTGCTGGTGTTCTAAAGTAGAAGTTTGGGAACACCCGGACAATTCAGCTATATACGAAGGTTAATTAACAGTTGATTTGTATTTTTTTTATAATATTATACCAGTATATGAATACCGTAGATCCAGATAAAGAATATATGTATATTTCTAATGATTTTTGCTTTAATACGCTAGAAGGCGAGGGTCGCTATATTGGTTACCCTACAGTATTTATACGTCTAGCAAGCTGCAATTTAACGTGTCAAGGATTCAAGTCTGTTGACTCCCCGTTTGGTTGTGATAGTTACGTTAGTTGGAGTATAAAGAACAAAATGACCTTTACAGAGATCGCAAAATATATGGAAGAGAGAGAACACCACGAGCTACTTAAAAATGGCGCGCTTTTTAAAATAAGCGGTGGTGAACCTTTTTTGCAGCAAAAGAAATTACTTAATTTTATTAAGTTTATTAGAGATCGTTGGGGCTTTGTTAACTACAGCAAGACCCTTACATCTGATGATATTGGTAGACCTAAATTACATATTGACTTTGAAACCAACGGTACTATCATGCCAGACGAAGAGTGGTCCCGACTTGGTATTCAAGTAACATATACCACATCTCCTAAATTATCTAGTAATGGAGATCCTGTTGAAAAACGTTATAAACCAGAAGTTTTACGTTATTTAGCTGTACAGGACGCCTGTTTTAAGTTTGTAGCTAAACAAGAATCAGATTTAAATGAAGTACTAGAAAACTACCTTAATAATCCCGAGGTAGGGGTACGTTCAGATCAAGTATGGATAATGCCTATGTGTGGTAGTCGTAAAGAATTATTAGAGGTAGGTCCTATAGTAGCTGAATTGTGCAAGAAGTATAATTTTAAATTCTCTAATAGGTTACATTTACAATTATGGGATAAAGCGTTATCAGTTTAATATATGAACGACATTCCTGATCCTAAAAAACATAAAAATATTAGCATCATTAAAAGCATTATCCGCATTATTGCGGGTACATGCCTTTGCTTTGGTGCATTTTGGGTTACTGGTATTTTGCTAATCGTAGCAGAAGTACTCGGTATTATCGAAGAAATGGTATAACATATGAAACAAGAAATTAAGTTTATATACACGTTAGAGCATACTAAAGATGATATTAACGTCGGTACACCTCGTAAAGTTGAAATCACTTTTGACGGTCAAGCCGACTTAGAGGAACTAACAGAAGAGTTTAATGCTTTTGTTAAAGCTATAGGTTACAACCCGCCCGACAACTGTGTACTTGATTGGGTAGACGTTAACGGGGAAGATGCATCGTATGATGATATTAGTATTCAAGACCCCGTAACAGAATCTAACGCAAAAAATGAAATACAGAGAGAATTTGCTAAATCGGCTAAGAAGAATAAATCTAATAAATGAGTAATACTAAGCTTAATAAAATAGGTATTATCGGTACACAATGTATCGGTAAAACCACTCTAGTAAATGATATGTTACTGCAGTGGCCTCAGTTAACTAAACCTGAAAAGACATACCGGGATTTAATTAAAGACAAGAAACTACCTATCAATAAAAACGGTACTAAAGCCTCTCAACAAGAGATTCTTAACTTCCTTGTTGATGAAGCAATGGCTAACTACGGTAAAAAGAAAATGGTATTTGACCGTACCCCTATCGATAATTTAGTTTATTCGTTATGGCTCTTCGAAAAAGGTTTAGGAGATATTGATGAAGCTTTTATTGACAAGACTGTAATACAAGTAAGAGAAGCAGTTAAGTCTTATTCAATTATATTTTATATTCCTTTATGTAAAGAAAATGACGTACTACTTCAGACTAAAGAGAATAGAGATATTGACCCTATTTATCGAGGAGAGATAGCACTCTTGTTTGATGGTATATTTAAAGCTTGGGAAACTGGTAGGTCTCGTTTCTTTGATAATGATGACACACCACCCATTATACCTGTTTACGGAAATCCGTTAGAGCGTATCGCTATAATGAATATGTACATTAATAATAGTTGTGAATTTTTTGGAGAAGAAGATTCTTTAATTAAAGACATAGCAGAACAACAAATGTTAGCTGATCAATTAGGATTAACGGATAAAAAACAGTTTAAATTATAGTAAGTATTGTATCATATGAAATTCGATGATGCTATTAATTTTATTGCTGAGTCCGCACTTGAAGCGGAAATGGCAAAGCCAAAGAATCCAGCTATTTTAAAAAGAGCAGCTGAGCTTGAGAAGCAGGGCTTATCTCCTGCAACTGCTTATGCTTACGCAAGAAAAGAATTCAATGCTGGTAAAGTAGGAACCGTGGCAAAAGCTCCTGCTGCTGCATCAGTAGCTGAACCGGTTGGTATAAAGTATAAAGAATTACCTGACACATTAAGAACTAAAGAAGCTGTGGCAACATATTTGCAACATAACCCTGAGGCAACACCTGAAGAGATTATGTCTGCTATTAATGCTCAGGATTCAGAAGAAACACCTCTTAATTTAGACCCAGAAGTAATAAAGACTGCTATTGCAGACGTAAAAGCTGGAGAAGATATCGAACAAGAACCTGATTCAGAAGCTTTACGTAAACAAGAGCTAGCAGCAAAGTACGATCGAGTACGCCAAGCACTATACAAGATGCACGGGTTTAAGTCAAAGGGACGTCCGGGTAGAAAAGCAGTTGCAGACGAACCGGAAGAAGAGCCAGGTGAAATTGATTACAACGAGCCTAAGATCAATATGCGTGATGAGCCAATTGATCCTACTGAGTTGTAAGGTACTTTTCAGTTAGTACAACAAACTTCATACCTTTCTTAGCCGCGTACTCACTCGCGGCTTTCCATTTGCACTGATTCTTGTGATACATTAAATGTTCGTACAATACTGTGCTTCGTTTCTTCTTATTTGATTGTACGGGTGGTTGAGTTTGAGAGAAAGGCTTAAGTTCGATTAAATACTTTTGAATATTGCCATTATTATCTTTAATAGCAGCAACTAAGTCTACATAATAGTTGTGTACTTTATGATCAACATCATTATAATAAGGCACAACTATACCCTCACTTGCCCAAGCGGTAACGTTAGGGTTTTGATCAAAAAACAAAAAGAAATCTCTCTCTAAAGCTGATCTGTACACAGGATTAGTACTACCGACATATTTATTTTTATTTATCGGTGTATAAATTCCCTGTATCCATTTGCTATTTTTAGGGTACCCCATATACTATATTTACTTTATGATCGTTCCTCAGAATTTTATTATACAGACGTTTTTTCAATATACTAAACGTCCAGTCTCTAGAAAGACTACTAACACGTATAATGCGGAATGTCCATATTGCCACGAAGGTAAAAGCGCTGGTAAGAAACGTAGGTTCTTTTATATTCCTGAGGAAGATCATCTATATTGTCATAACTGTAATGAAAGTAAAAACGGATTAGAGTTTGTTAAGGACATGACAAACTTACCGCTTAATGAAATACTATCACAATCCGGTTCATATGCAGATACTGTTGAAGATGTTATTAAAAAGTCTAGCTTTTATAAGAAAGCTAATCCTAATCCCTTACCGTACGATAGTATTAATTTATTCGACAGTAATCAGGTATCATTTTATAAAGAAAACCAGGTAGTTAGGGATGCTCTTGAGTTTATCAATAAGAGACGTTTAAACATTGCTATTAATAAACCTAAAACTCTTTGGTTGAGTCTAACTGATATGACTCATAAGAATAGAGTAGTGTTTCCTTTTTATAATACAGAAGGTAAAATTGTAACATATCAGTCAAGAGCTTTATATAAAGAAGATGAAGATAAAGCAAAGTATCTATCTAAAGTAAACAGCGATAAAGGAGTCTTTAATTTAGACAGAGTATCTCCTGATTTAGATTATATATTCTTACAAGAAGGGCCTATTGATGCTATGTTTTTGCGTAATAGTGTAGCATTAGCTGGTATACACCCTACAGAGGAGCAATTAGATATGTTACAAAAAGCGTATCCTATGCATAGTTTAATTTATGTATTAGATAATCAATGGGTAGATAAAACTGCTTATAAAGTAACTAAAGAGCTTTTAGAAAAAGGAGAAACGGTATTTATATGGCCTTCAGTACCGTATAAAGACTTTAATGAAATGTGCATTGCTACTAACACTAGTAGTGTGCCAGTCGAGTTTGTTTTACCTAACTGTCATAAAGGCATGAGAGGTTTAATAGAATTTTCAAAAATTAAATGCAAACAAACTTGAATCTTAACCCCGTTTGAACTAAGTATATGTATGTCGTGTTATATATACGCAATAACAAGCAAAAAAACTGGCAGATTTTATATAGGTAGTAGCAAAACAATAAAATCTCGTTGGAAATGGCACTATAATAAGCTACAAAACAATAAACATCACAACATTCATTTACAGCGAATATATAATAAACACGGTAAAAAAGACTTACTGTTTCTAAAATTAGAAGTTTGTACTGTGCAGGATATTTTAATTAGAGAGCAATATTATTTAAATAAATACAGAAAAACCGCATTACTATTAAATGTTGCACAGTCTGCCGGGGGTGGAGATACTATAAGTATGCACCCTAATAGAGAACAAATTATTAAAAAAATCTCCGCATCTTCAAAAAAACGTTATGAGGAAGGTAAAGTAAGTAAAGAATTTTTAAATTCTCAAGGTAGATTTAAACCAGGAGTGAATCATAGCGGTAAAAATAATTCTATGTATGGTAAGTCTCATAAAGACAGTACGCGTATTCTTATAGGGTATAAAACTTATTTACGTACAAAGTTTCCTGAACATATTGAAAAAGACGTTTTACAAGACTATAATACCGGGGCATCTATTAATTTTTTAAGCAAAAAATATAACTGTACAACAAACAAAATAAAAACTTTATTAAAATATAATGCAGACAAGACTTATTGCAGTAACTCAGCCATT